GGGAGATATCTTGAAAATATAAAAAATTACGAAGAAGAAGATGCAAATTCAAATATGACATTAGCTAATCGTTTAAGAATAGCTTTTAAAGATATGACTCCAGATACTATTTGTGGTAAATTTCCACAAGCAGAATTACCTTTAAAAAGAAGATTACGTTGTGTAGCTGAATATCTGATACGTTCTGGAGAGTTTGATAAAGTTCGAGATGAAAATGGCAAACTTATTAAAAAACGAGGTATCTTAGGAAAGATGGTTGTTTTATACCAGCCAATGCCTAAACTTTTAGATTCACTATCACGACAGGGGTTATTAAAAAAATGAATAGAAGAGAACGTTTATTAGCATCTATTCTTGGACCAGAAGTAGATGAGACTAAAGCAAAAATGTTAGATACAACAATAAAATTTATTTTAGGTGATATGGGTATGCAATATACAAAATTATGGGCTTTAGAAGGAGCAGGAGTAATGGTTTTTCAACCAAATAATAAAGATCGTTCCATGTTTTATTTAACATTGGAAGAGTTAAATTCAGCAAAAGAAGATGCTGAAAGAAGTAGTAATGATGATTTAGTAGAAAGTTTTAGAAGAATTTTAGATGCTGTTGCAAAAATTGATCCTGACACAAAAGCAGGATATGTGATTAATGATCAACAAGGAATGCGTTATTTCGAAGTTGATTATGATCAATTAGATGAAAGCACTAAATAATGGCGATACATGATATTACTAAAAGAAAAGAAGATTTAGAACTTATTACTAATTATGATTTAATAGCTTCAGCACATGCTTTATTAGAAGGTATAGAACTAGATGTAGCAAGTTCAAAAATTGCAAATAAATATGTTGAAGCAACTAATTTTTTTACACCCTCAGATGATGGATTGAATTCTCAACAATGGTTTGGAAATGTTTATTTATTTCCTCCAAGAGGTGCTTATTTTTGGGATAAAAAAAATGATAAATGGAAAATGACTAGAGCTTCTTCTCCTACATTGACTTCATCTCATGCTGTTTGGTTTCGGAAACTATATAACTCATGGTTATCAGGTGATATAAAACAAGGTTTATATTTTACAAACTGCCCTGACATGATTCGATATGAACAAAAAATATTTGATTTTCCTGTTTGTATTTTAAAAACTGCTCCTTTACTATTAAAAAACACAAGTACTGGTATTAGTAAACATAAAACTTGTACTTCTTTTTTAGTGTATTTACCTCCTATAAAGAATCCAACAGAAATGACAGAAAGATTTATTGAAATTTATTCTGAAAAAGGTCGCATTTTGTGCTGACATTCTTATACTAATAAAACTGACTAAAAAATTATGAGCATTCTTTGTGACTGGGAAATCAAAGCTTTATCTTTGGGTGATAAATTAATTGCTCCATTTACAGATCATGTAGTTAGAGAAGAAAACGGACGTAAAATTCTTAGTTATGGACTGGGTTCTTATGGATATGATATACGTTTATCTCCTAAGCAATGTTTAATATTTGGTACGCCTTCAAGAGGAGATTGTGATCCAAAGAATTTTAGTTCTGACATATTAAAAGAAACAGAATTAAGAGAAGATGAAAATGGAAAATACTTTATGATTCCTCCTTATGGTTACGCTTTATGTGTTGCAGAAGAACGTTTAAATTTACCAGAAGATATTACAGTTATTCCAGCTGGTAAATCAAGTTATGCACGTTCAGGAATACATTGCAATATTACACCTGCAGAAGGAGGTTGGGAAGGATATTTAACTTTACAAATTAATAATGCAACAGGATTATTTAATCGTATCTATACAAATGAAGGTATCATACAATTATTATTTTTCCGTGGAAAAACCTGTTCAGTAAGTTATAAAGATCGTAAGGGTAAATATGATAATCAACCTAAAGAAGTTGTTTGTGCAAAAGTTTAAAAACCGTAGAATTTACCAAAGCTAGGTTTTGGTTTATGTGCATATTCAGTGGCTCCTCCTCCTGGATCACCATAATTTCTTCCTCTTAAACTTGGTAGTTCTACACCATCCATAAATGCTTTTCCAACTGGTGTTTTACCTCTAATGGTTGGTTCTGCAATTCCTCTATCCTGTCTATACTTACCAGCTGTACGAGCTGCTTTCATAAATTTAGAAACTTTATCTTGTTTTTTATTTACTTCTAAATCATTTCTTAAATCTGGATCAACTCTACGTAAATCTGTATCATAAATTTTTTCAGGATTTAAATCAGTTACTTCAACACCTGAAGAACCTGAATCCCTTTGTGGGTCGTAATTAGTATTGTACAAACTTGCCATGATAATATTGTAAAAGAAATACATCAAGACTCGTATATTCCCATGGCTGGATACGCATCTAAAAGTAAGTTCTTAGGTAATTTTATTGATGAACTTGATTGTCCTTCTTTATCCATAGAAGATTTTGGTCAACCAATAAGCAATGAAAATAATGACGTTCCCCTGTATGATCAATACAATCGTGGATTGGTTGCATGCGAATCAGGGATGGGAAGGGAGAATCTAGCGATAGAAGCGAACAAAAGAGACAAGACACAAAGAATTGGATTAACTGGTTATATTCCAGCAATGGAGGAAGCGGGGCAATATCCAGGTTCATCTCCAAAATCACCGAAACTTCTAATAGGACTAGGAAAACCATCAGAAGAGATGTACAGACAGTCTCTAATGAGACGTGGTTTGACCGCATAGACGAGACTTCTCCAACAATGCGTATGGCTGGTCCAGAAGCAGAAAAAAATGAAGTTACTGATATAACTCATATAACTAAAGAATCTCCATTAAAATGGGAAAATATTACTAAATTCATTGATACTCGTATGAACGAAAAAGATACTCATTTTCATCAGTTTGATAATGTAGATAGACCAATACATTATGCTGCTGGATCTATTGAATGTATTGATGCTATTGAAGCTCAGTTAAGTGCAGAAGAATTTCGTGGTTATCTAAAAGGAAATATTATTAAATATCTATGGAGAGAAAAACATAAAGGTGGTATTGAATCTTTGAAAAAAGCTAAATGGTATTTAAATAAATTATTAGGTTAAGCAGTAGCAAAAGGATCATCATCTTCATCTAATTCTTCTTGGTATTCACGTGCATCTTGAGCTAATTTTCTTAATTCAATATCTGTAGGTATATCAAAATCAATATTTATATTTTCTTGTGCAATTAAAGATTTAACTGCATGCCATTCCATAAGTCTTTGATAATACAAATTAAGTAATGCTGAATATAATTGTTCCCATGTCATTTCCTGTGCTCCCATTTCTGCTTTTCGCATAGAGAATTGTAATTCTAATGGGAGAATAAATTCTCCTTCTTTTGCTTTATTTGACATTTCATCCTTCATAGATTCATTCATTCTAAATCAGACTTCTAAAGAAATGGATAAATAATCATTATTAGCGTAGCTCTTAAAGGCATGATTATCAACTCTAAAATTATTTGCAAAATCACTAAGGATATATGGATTTATACTTTCTTCTAGTTTTTGTATTGCTCTAATTTGCCCTGGATTACTATTGAAAGTTCTAAAAGCATTTAAAAGAATTTCACTAGTTTTCCAGTTATTAGTATGGATCTCAGTTAAAAATAATTTTATTTCTTCTTTTCTTCTATCTAATAATCCACCTATTATGTGATATTCTTCATCAAAAATCCATCTACTTATATCTTCGCAAACTGCTGAAAAATTTTCATTTTCTATACAATCAATAATTTGACTATATAAAAAAGATTCCCATCCAACTGAATGAATAAAAGAAATTAAAGCTTGCATCATATATTCATCAAGATTTAAATTTTCTTTTAAAAGTTCTCTATAAATTACATGTATTTCATTAAATAAATATTCTAAAGCTTTTTCTTCTGTACATTTTTGCCCAGCTTTTACAGGTGCTCCATCTGGATAATATTGAGTTCCATATCCAATGGTATATGGTTCCTTATTTGTATTCGGATCAGGATATGCTTTTTCATTAAATCCCTCATATTTACAAATTAAATTAATAGCCAATGAGAAATCGGACATGAAAAATAACACTTATTGCTTTTAATATACACAATTATTTATAAAAAATGTTTATAAACCTTTAAACATAGTAGTGAATTCGCCAAATGGATCTTTCTCTTTATTTCTAGATTTATAGGACCAGCTATCATCTTCTGTTAAATCGGCATTAAAATAACTTTTTTGTCTATTTTCTCTTTCTTCTTCTGTTTCAGGATCATCTTCATCATCTTCATCTTCACCAAAGAAACCTTCAATTGTTCCTAATGAAGCAAAGGGATCTCTCATATCTAAACCCCATGTCTTTAATTCTTCATCTTTACCTCCTTTAGTTAATAAAATTTGTTCGGATCTATTTAAGTCAGGGAAAAAATCATCATAAAATTCATCTTCTGTTCCTTGAAAACCAGCATCTTGAAATGTTTTATATAATTGTGTTTCTGATTTTGGCTTCTCATTTTTATAGTCTTCTTCTCTTGCTATATAAGTTATTCCTAATATTTTTTGAGTAGGTTTTTTACGCTTTTCATTTAAGTATTTTATATTTTCTCTAATTTCTTGTGCTGATCCTGTTCTTAAAGTTTCCATAATATAATCTTTTAATTCATCAAAACTACCTTGGAAATTTTCTAATCCATATTGTTCTAATACTGAATTCCATTGTTCTTTATTTCCTGGATCAAGACCTTCTAACATATCATTTGCAAATTCAGCAGGAGTAATAAATTGACCAAATACAGATCCTTGTTTTAAAGCTTCATCTTCTAAATTAGGTAAAATATTTTCATAAATATGATTCTTTACTTTTCCAGCATTTAAAATATCATCTGCAGCATCATATCCTTCTCCTTGACCTTTTACTTCAAAATGCATACGAGCAAATGCATCTTTATCATTAATATCTACTCCAAATCTATAAGCTTGTTGTGCCCAATATGAATCTCCATTTTTTGCATTTTCCCAATCTTGATTTACCGTTTCTTTTTGTGCAGCATATGATGCTTGATTAGCTCCTTCAGTCCAATTCTCTCCTCTAGCAATATTTCCTGTTGGATCAAAATAAAAATCAGAATCAAAACGTCGATCTGTCTCAGCTCTTAATTGATCTAAATAACTATCTGCATTCATTTGTGCAGTTTGTTTTACAGCATTTAATAAATCTTGAGTTTGAAAAGGGTTTTGTTCTTCTTGTCTTACATCTAAATATTCAATAAATTCATCCATTGAACGAGATTCATCAAATCTTGGTTGTAAGTAATCAGTGATAAATTGATTTGCAAACTCTCCATCTATTCTTATTTGTTCTTCTGCTTCATCTGTTGTGTATCCTAATTCTATTGCGTCATTATATTTTTCTTTTAATTTATCATCAAACCATTGTTGCCAGTTATAAGTTACATTGTTATTAACTCCAGTAATTTTTTGTAAAGATTTTTCTAAAGATTCTTCTGCTTTACCACCAGAAGTCCAAGATAATACTCCTCCTACACCACTATCACCTAAAATTGAATCTGTTAAAGTTTTATTCATATCCATAATTTCATTGAATCCTGCAAAACCCCCAATAGTACTTATAAATTCTTCTTGTTTTTTTGCTTCTTTCATTTCTTCAATCGTATCTTTTAAAACATTCTGTGTTAATGCACCAAAACGTTTTACATCTACTGTTGCTTTTGAACCTGCAGCTTCGTTTAAAGCATCTTCTAATTCTGTAATTCCATATCCTGTATTAACATTAAAATTCATTTGAATATTTTTATCTTGATCTCGATCAGATAATCTAAATAATGCTACAAACTCATCAGGTTTATTTACATCCAAGAATTTTTCTTTTGCTAAATTTTTCCAATGAGGATCATCTCTTTTTGCTTTTTCCCATTCTTCTCTTACCTCAGGAATATTTAAAACTCTTTCTGTTTGAGTATCTGTATTAATGCCTAATTGTAAAGATCTAACATCTTGTAAATCTGCATCTGTAGGTTTAAATTCAATATAACGATTAGCACTTTCTGTTACTTCTGCTCTATTTCCTCTTTTATTTGCAGGTCTTCCTATATTTGTATAATGCTGTAAATAATAAACATTTGGATTATTAGAATATCTTTCTACTATATCTACATCATCATTAGCAAGAGCTTGATACCATTGCTCTTCAGCATCTGGACTTTGTTCTGAAGCATAATAATCTCCATCAAAATCTCCATATAAAGGTTTAGCACCTAAATCTGTATTCCATCTTTGTAACTTTTGATCGACATAAAAAGCTCTAAAAGCTTTTTCATATTCAGCTTTAGACGATGCATCACTATTATGTGTTCTTAAATTTTGTCGTTGTGGAACATAATCACTTCCTCTTGTAATAGTTGCAACTCTTTCTGTTTCTCTATATCCATCATTAGTTTTTGTGTTTTCTTCATTTAATCTGATTGAATCTTCATTTAATTTTCTATTATCTGCATTTAATTTTTTATTTTTTTCGCTTGTATCTTTGTCATATTCTTGATGTGTTTCATTCCAACATGATTTTCTTCCGTATCTTTTCTTTTTACATTTTCTAACTGTTACATTTCTATAAACATTTTCATTATAATCAGTTCTATAATCTGTTTTATGATCTGTTTTTTTCCAAGTAATATCAAATCCTTTTGATTTAGGATTATAAGTTATCGTCATTTTTTAAATCCTCTGTAGTAATATTATCGTTGACATAAATTTTTTTAAATTCTTCAGGAAAAAGAGATTTAATCCATTTATCTGAAAATAAATGTTCTTGCTCTTTTCTTACTTCTACCATTTTCTCATATCCTTGTGTTAATAATGCAACTAAAGGAATAATTAATTCAATTTGATCTCGATAAACATGTGCATAAATTTTATCTGTTGAAGAACCTTTACATAATCTATTTGAATCTTTCCATGCTTCCCAAGATAAAGTGCTTAAAGATCCTAATTCTTTAATATACTTTTGATAAAAAGGATTACTAGGTATTACTGAGAATAATAATTCAAATACATCAAAAATTTCTTCTTTAGTTACAGGTTTATCTTCATCATAAAAATCATCAATAACACGTATGCAATAACCTTGTTGTATTAAAAAATTAAAAGCATCTTCATTATTATTACTTGCTAATTTACAATCATCAAACTGATCTTTAGTTTTGTCCCATTCTTTAAATCTCATGAGATAGCTAAATTAACTTGAGGCTTAGAAGAACTATAAATCATGAGATCAGACATGTCTTCTTTAACCCATTCTTGTATCTTATGTAACTTCTTTTCATCAAAAAAATCTTGCATTCTGTACCATTCTTCCATATTCAATGATGCTTTTGTTTGATTACATGTACGACAAGCAGGAATTAAATTATTACGATGACTAGAACCTGAATTAAACTTTGGAATTATATGATCTAACGATGTAGCAGGTGCAGAACAATATCCACAGCAATGGTTCCAGGCTTCATATATTGATTGTCTATATCTTCGTTTTGCAAGTTTTGGAGTAAGTTCAATAAGGAGAGTGAGAGGATCACGTTCACAGTTGAACATACATATTTAAAGCAGTTAATTAATTTTAAAGACCCCTAGATTGCATTAGAAAAATATAGAGATAAAAATATTGTTAAGCCTGTTGACAAAATGTTAAGTTTTAATAGTCTTAACATTGGTTACTCTTCTTAACACATGAAAAAAGTAAATGGATGGGTTATTACCCGTCGAGCTTATGAAGCTCTGGGCATTGATAAAGAGACATTATTCAAATATAGAGATGATGGAACTCTAAAGCTTGGTCCACATTATGCCGCTTTTCCTGAAACTCGTTCTCGTAGAAGCTTTAGATGGAATATTAATAACATTAAAAAAGCATTAGCTAGTCAAGGAAAACTTGCTATAGCTGGATAATAAAAAACCCCAGTTCACAACTAACTGAGGTTTATCTACCCTATGTGAGCCCTACGCTCAAGTAAATGTTACCAGATCATTGGGATAATTTGTCCAGTTGTAATATATGCTCCTAATAAAGCAACAATACCAATCATTGCTAAACGTCCATTAAGCTGTTCGGCTTCTACAGCATATCCTTTATAGTCTTCAACCAATTGTGGTTGAGTTTCTTTGCCAAAGATATTCTGCTTACCGTATTCAGTAATAGTGTTTTCTATTGCAACAGTTTGGGTAGATGAAGTCATTAAACAAAACCAGGGATAATTTGACCAGTTGTAGCGTAAGCAGTTATAAGAGCAGCACATCCAAAGATAGCAGCGTATCCATTCAATCTTTCAGCAATCACTTTGCCTTCTTCTAATCTTTGAGTCTCTGTTCCTACAACAGTGTTAGGTTGTTCAGATTTCATTAAACTACACCAGGGATAAGTTGTCCTGTAACTAGGTAAGTACTAGTTAATAAAACAAAAGCCATCATTGCTGGTCTGCCGATGCTTCTTTCGAAAATAATTTTGTTAGATACGTTCATTGTTTTAAAAAATTCCTGGGATAATTTGACCTGTTGTTGCATAAGCACCAAAAGCTGCAACTATGCCGAGCATCGCTAACCAACCGTTAAACTTTTCTGCTTCAGGAGTCATTAGATTACTTATTTGCTTATTTATATATTACATTAAGTTTTGTTAAGTACTAGGTAGTTATCCCTACCGTATAACAAACATTAAAAAACCCCTGTTATACCAAGGGGTTTAATAAAAGTTTTAATTTAAAAACTTAAAAAGAATACTTAACGCCTAATTTAGTGCCATAAGTACTATCGTTGTTTGTATCAGAATCAGCTGTTAAAAGTGAAAGCTCGCCATAAACATTAAGCTTTTCAGTTGCAGCAAAAGAGCCGCCAGCTTTTGCAGAGAACCTTGTATCACTGTCAGCACCGTCAGGGCGAACCACAGCTGGTCCTCCTTGAATGTAGTAACCAACAGAACCAACTTCACCTTCATAGCCGAGATGAAGGTCTGTAGTTGCTGATGTGTAGTTTGAGCCGCTGTATGATCCATTGTTTTCTACGTTGACGTAGACTCCTGCAAATGCAGAAGGAACAGCAAGAGCACTTGCTGCAGCTACGCTAAGAACTGATTTAATCATTTTGAATACTTAACTATTAAGTTTGAATCTAGCATTAAACGAATAAATGTAAACACTAAAAGAGACAGTTATTTAATTATCATGGTTATCAGTATCCATAATAAATTTGATAGTTAATACTAATAGAAAACCTGTTAAATATGACCATGCAAACACATAAGCAAATTCACTCATTGTCCTATAAGGCTAGGAATAATATTCACATCTAATCCAAGGAAAGGAGGAATTTTACCAAGAACTCTAAATAAACCATCGACAAAAGCAGCTAAACAAAAGAAACCAAGGATTGCACTAATTACTGTTGCAGTCTTATTGTGCTTGTCTATTGCAATTTCAATAGATCTATCAATTAACTTTTTAACGTCTTCCTTATCCATATTGAATAGGTATGTATATTTATTGTATTAAAAGATGCTCAAAAGAAAAGCCTCCCGTTAAGAGAGGCTTATCAAGTTTTGTAGGATATTTAACCTACAACTGGAGCAAGTAATGCAACTTTAGTTGATTCAGAAGATGCTAAATCAAGTGGGAAGTTGTGAGCATTACGCTCATGCATTACTTCCATACCAAGGTTTGCTCTATTAAGAACATCTCCCCATGTTGGTACCACTTTTCCTGAACTATCTACAACTGATTGATTAAAGTTAAAACCATTCAAGTTGAAGGCCATGGTGCATATACCCATTGAGGTAAGCCATATGCAGATAACAGGCCAAGAAGCAAGAAAGAAATGAAGACTACGAGAGTTGTTAAAGGAGGCGTATTGGAAGATAAGACGTCCGAAGTAGCCATGAGCTGCGACGATGTTG